CCTCGCTTGGTTTCAGGATAACTTGCTCAGCAAGGTCCATAATTTCTGAATACAAAAGAGAATAGCGGTAACAAAAGAAAGCTTGGGCGTCAAAATGTTCGATGGCTTCCTCAACCATTATCTTGTCGCGAACATTCTGGAGAGTCACGCCAGCTTCCCTTGCATTCCATGTCACCTCTATCCCCGAGAAAGACCTGCCTTCCGCATCTACGACTTCAAACTCCAAGAGGAAACGTTGGAGGAAGAGATCTCGGAAAGCAGGAAAGAAACGAAATTCATAAGCATATCCTAAAGACTTGCCGGCAAAATACTGCGCATCACTTACGTTAGCATTGTTATTGGCACGCATGTTAAACCTAGCAAGCGCCTTACCTAATAACGGGATCGTGAGATGCCGCGTTACAACAGGTACGAACAACTTGCTAAGAAATTGACACGAAGCCAAGCTTGGTTTACGCTCGACTTTCGCAGACATGTGCGCCTCACGTGCTATGTTTTCGTAAGTGCGTGCAGCATATTGTGGCATGCCGACAACCCTGGCTAGCATGTCATCCCCCAAAATGAGGGCATGACATGCGCTTGCAGATACGCTCGTAAGGAAAGTGTGGAGGATACACGTATTCCAGAATGAATTTCGGAACGTCGTGTCCGTTGCGCCAGTGGGCAACTGGTGCTGAAGTGTAGCCCGCACGTTGTGGTTGCGATTACCAACCTTAAATTTCCCAGAAAGGGCGTGCAAGCGGATGAACCACTCAGGGCAACCCAAGCGGCGCATCAACATCAGCTCCAGAAGCATCACGTCAGCGCATTGGTACATGTCGTTCGCACTGAAATCACTCTGGATGAAATCCCCCGGACAACGCTCGACAAAAGGAGTGTATTCGTCTGCAGTTTGCTTATAGGCAACCCTATACCGGTAGGGTCCGTCCATCCGCCTGTAAGCACCATTGAGACGCGCCATTAATTCATAAAAAATTGGTCCCGACAAGGCATTGTAGACATCAGTTCCCTTGTAGATGACCCGAGGAGCCCAATTTGGCTTGTGAGAGACAAGCAGGGCTTCGCATTTGACGAAAACATCCTTACGTGAGTAATCGTCAACTTGACTTTTAACGAAGTCATGCACGGCCGCCTCCATGCGGGCCTGCTTCTCGGGTTCGAAACGTGAAATCCATTCATTATACAACTTGTCCGACCAAGTAAAAGAAGGTAATGCCTGGGGAGCCAGGCGATCGATCAGGTCATGTGCGCAACTGATCACCCGCGGGGAAGCACGCGCTGCGTTGAAATAATTGCAGCGCTTGCGAAAAGCAGCCAGAAAATTATGGTATCCGTTGTCTGGCACAACGGGGTGGAAACCCTCGAACAGTGGCCCGCCACTGACTTGGGGGCGGGCGTCACCTTGCCATCTAACTGGCAGGCTAGCCCTGAACTTTACCTTTGGTTCAGGGCGGATTAAAGGATTCGCCACCAAGTGGTGGGCGACTGCTCGAGGTATGAAAAATTCTTGCCGCAGGCTTG